GTACCCCAATCCGTAGGAGAAGAATTTATGAAAAAGTCTAAAGGTTATATGGGTGGCGGCATGATGAAGCGCTACGCCGAAGGCAATATGGTTGAGGAAGATACTATTGGTGGTGTTGGGGGTGTTCCTGGGGATGAAGTAACCCGAGGTGTACCCATGTCTCGCGAGGACGAGATTCGTATGGGTATTCCGAACCAGCGTATGATGGATAAGCAGTTTGAAGCTGAAGGTAAAGAACAAGAATCCAAAAAGAAAATGAGTAAAAAGCCCGTCAAGAAGATGGGTGGAGGTAAGATCGAGGGCTACAAGAAGGGCGGTAAGGTCCGTGGTTGTGGTATGGCTAAGCAGGGCGTGCGCCCGGCCAAAATGGTTACGATGAAGGGCGCGTAATGCGTAAGTACTACCGGAAAGATGGCTGCGGCTACAGTATGTACAAAGCTGGCGGCAGTGTTAAGTCAAAGAGCCGTGTAAACGAAGCGGGTAACTACACTAAGCCCGGTATGCGTAAGCGGCTCTTTGAAAGCATCAAGGCCGGTGGTAAAGGCGGTAATCCGGGTCAATGGAGTGCCCGTAAGGCTCAGATGCTGGCTCAGCAGTATAAGAAATCTGGTGGTGGTTATAAGTCCTGATGCGTAAGTATTATAGCAGCGGAGGCTTAAAAAAGCCCCAACAGTCCCTTAAGAATTGGACCAAACAAAAATGGCGGACGAAGTCAGGCAAGAAGTCGAGCGAGACGGGCGAGCGGTATCTACCGGAAAGCGCCATAAAGTCTCTGTCTCCACAGGAGTATGCAGCGACCACGCGAGCAAAGCGTCGTGGGACTGCTGCCGGAAAACAGTTCGTAAAGCAGCCCAAGAAGATTGCGAAAAAGACGGCTAAATATAGGACAGAATAATGGCGAAGGGTGTTAAACATTATTTTGTAGATGGTAAAGAACACAAAGGTGGCACACACAAGCACCCTGATGGTACTCTTATGACCGGTAAAAGTATGTCAAACGTATCTAAAAAATTGTTTCACTACGGGCAGTTGTCTAGCAAAGCAAAGGCTAAAGCTCGTGAAGGTTGGAAGCGTAAATGACGACTTCAGGCACTACCGCATTTGATATGGACTTTACGGAAATCGCTGAAGAGGCGTGGGAACGTGCGGGCCGAGAGATGCGGTCGGGTTATGATTTACGTACCGCACGTAGGTCTATGAACCTGCTTACTATTGAGTGGCAGAACCGTGGCATTAATATGTGGACTATCGATGAGGGCACAGTTAACCTCGTAAGTGGTACAAGTGAATACACCCTCCCCGCCGACACTATTGACCTGCTAGAACAGGTAATTCGGACCAATGCGGGTAACGCTACTACGCAATCTGATCTAAATATTAGCCGGATTAGTGTCAGTACCTATTCTTCTATACCTAACAAATTATCTACTGGTAGGCCGATTCAGGTTTGGGTAGAGCGGCTTCGTGACGCTCCCAAGATCAACGTCTGGCCTGTGCCGGATAGCAACGACTATACGTTTGTCTATTGGCGTATGCGGCGTGTTCAGGACGCTGGGCGTGGTGTTGAGACTCCAGACATAAACTTCCGCTTCCTCCCATGCCTTGTTGCTGGGTTGGCTTACCAGATCGCTATGAAAGTGCCGGAGTTAGCAGGGCGCGTCCAAATGCTAAAAGCTGACTATGATGAGCAATTTAATTTGGCTGCCGGGGAAGATAGGGAGAAGGCTCCGGTTCGGTTTATCCCACGTGTGGTAAGGATGTACTGATGTCGCATAGGTTTGCGTCCTCTAAAAACGCCCTTGCAATATGTGATGTTTGTGGGTTTCAGTATAAGTTACGGGAACTTAAGGATCTTATTGTAAAGGGTCAAAATAGTAATATTAAAGCGTGTCCTGAGTGTTGGAATCCTGACCACCCACAATTACATCTTGGTGAGTATCCAGTTGATGATCCGCAGGCTCTTAGAGATCCCCGACCTGATTCTGCAGAGTTAGCATCAAGTAGAGATATACAATTTGGGTGGAACCCAGTAGGTATGAATGATATTTTTGGTTTGACACCTAATAATTTGGTGGGGATAGGTTCTGTAGGTTCTGTTACTGTTACAACGGAGTAGGAAATTATTATGAAGAAAATGGCTAATTCACCTGTTAAAGCTACTAACATGCCTAAAGTATACGGCCCAAAAGGCAGCATGAAAGGTGTTAAAACTTCTGGTGTGAAAATTCGTGGTACCGGAGCGGCAACTAAGGGTACTATGGCCCGTGGCCCCATGGCTTAATCATGAACTACACAGAGTTAACCACTAATATCGAGGACATCTGTGAAACGTCTTTCACGGCTGACCAGCTAGCCATGTTTACCGAACAGGCTGAGCAGAAGATTTATAACTCTGTGCAGATCCCCGCTCTTCGTAGGAATGTAACCGGCACATTTACAAGTGGTAACAGTTACCTCGGTATGCCCACGGACTTTCTGTGGTCGTATTCTTTGGCTGTTATTGATGGTAGTGGGGACTATAACTATTTGATTAATAAAGATGTTAATTTTATCCGGGAAGCATATCCCGCTTCTTCTCCGGGTGGTTTACCGGTTCACTATGCGTATTTTTCTGACGGTAGTTTTATAGTAGGCCCGACGCCAGATAGTAATTATACAACAGAGTTGCATTACGGGTATTACCCCGAGTCTATTGTTACCGCTGGAACGACTTGGTTAGGAGATGAGTTTGACTCCGCGCTATTAAATGGCGCTCTTATTGAGGCTATACGCTTTTTAAAGGGTGAGCAGGATGTTGTTCAGATGTATGAAAAGTTATATTTACAATCAATAAACTTGTTGAAAATATTGGGTGATGGTAAATTAAGAGAAGATACTTACCGTTCTGGTCAATTCCGGCAAGCCGTATCATAGGAGATAGGTTATGGCAATTACACAGGCTATGTGCACGTCGTTCAAGAAGGCTCTCCTTGACGGCGAAATGGATTTTAGCAGCGATACCACGCAGACTTTTAAGATCGCATTGTATACGTCGTCTGCTACGTTAAATGCGTCTACCACGGCTTATTCTGCCACTAATGAGGTTAGCGGCACTGGGTATTCTGCTGGGGGCAACACTCTCACTATTTCGACAAACCCAACTACTTCGGGTACTACCGCGTACCTTAGTTTTTCTAATAGTACGTGGTCTACTGCTACGATTACAGCGCGTGGGGCGCTTATTTATAAGTCTGGTGGTAGTAATCCGGCGGTGGCGGTCCTTGATTTTGGTGGTGATAAGACTTCCACGGCGGGTGATTTTCAGATCCAGTTCCCGACCGCGGACTCTAGCAGCGCAATCATTCGCGTCGCTTAAGTAGAGATTTTAAGTGCCCTCGTCCACACTATACTCTGGCTGGGGATCGGGTACTTGGGGTCAGACGGCTTGGGGTACCGACCTCTTAGTAGTATCTGTTGACGGCGCAGTAGCTACAACTGCGGTTGGTACCGTAGTAGTTTCTGCGGATGTTGATGTTTCTACGTCTGGTTTAGCTGCTACTTCCGCTCTCGGGTCGGTTACGGTAGTTGCGGATTCTGATGTAGCCGTAAGTGGGGTTAGCGCTACCAGCAGCCTCGGGTCTGTAATTACAATAGGTGATGCAAATGTATCTCCTTCAGGGCTATCCGCTACAGTTTCGTTGGGGACAGTTATTGTACAAAACTCTAATTATGTACCGGTAACTGGGCTATATATAACCGGTTATCTTGGCGTTGTTACAGTCGCTAGCGCAGCTATAGTCAACCCCGTGGGGGTGTCTTGCACCGGAGATGTAGGAGATGTGTTTATATGGGGTGAAGTAGACACAAACCAAACACCCAACTGGCAAAATGTTAGTGTACTTTAAATCTGTATAAGTTAATATATGGTAGCGGAAGCGTGGAGCGTAAAATATGACCACTCAATACACAACTATTCTTAAACTGGCGCTGCCCGTGCAAGGCGAGCTTGATGGCTCTTGGGGCGATGTTGTAAACGACAACATCACTGCGATGGTCGAGGAGGCGGTTGCTGGTCTTGCCACGATTAATTCGTGGACGGCGAATAGCCATACGCTTACAAGCGCAAATGGCACTACTTCTGAATCACGTTGTGCTGTCCTTGTTGCGGACGATGACGGGGGAGGAAACCCCTCTGGTGCAGCCACTATCATTTGCCCCGCAGCTTCAAAACTATACGTACTCAAAAATATATCAGGCCAGCAGGTTACGCTAAAAACTTCTGCTGGTACGGGTGTAGCGGTTGCCAATGGCTCTACAGCCTTTTTATTTTGTGATGGTACAAACGTAGAATCCTGCCAAACTGATATCGTGGGCGCTACTACTATCGACACCACGAACCTTGAAGTTACAAATATTAAGGCTAAGGATGGTACGGCGTCTGGCTCCATTGCCGATAGCACGGGCGTATTTACTATTAACAGCGCCGTACTTACGACTGCTGATATTAATGCTGGCACTATTGACGGTGTGACGATTGGTGGGTCTAGCGCTGGGGCAGGTACGTTCTCCACTATGACTACTAGTAACGCCGCAATTACCGGTGGTAGTGTTGCAGGGATTACGGACCTAGCTGTCGAAGATGGTGGCACGGGCGCTTCTGATGCCGCTACCGCCCGCACAAATCTTGGTCTAGGTACCATGGCTGTGCAGGCCGCTAATAGTGTTACAATTACCGGTGGTAGTATTACAAGTATTACCGATCTTGCCATTGCGGATGGTGGTACGGGCGCTAGCGATGCGCCCACTGCCCGCACAAATCTCGGGCTTGGAACTATCGCTACTCAAGCAGCAAACAGCGTCTCCATTACCGGTGGCTCGATTAGTGGAATTACAGACCTAGCAGTTGCAGACGGTGGCACGGGCGCGTCTGATGCAGCTACCGCCAGGACAAACTTGGGCGTAGCTATTGGCTCTGATGTTCAGGCTTATGATGCGGATACTGCTAAAACCGATGTTAAGCAGTCTTTTACAGCGCAGCAACGACCGCTAACTGGCGCTTTGACGTATAATGCAACTCAAACGTGGGATACCGATGCCGCGCAAGATGCCACTCTTACGTTAACTGGTAACGTAACTACGTTTTCGGCCCCTACTAATCAGGTTGCTGGTTCTTATTATTCACTACGGATTAATGTTGGAAGCGGACCTTACTCAGTTTCGGCTTGGAATAGTGTATTTAAATGGCCCGGTGGAACTGCGCCAACATTAACAGCAACAGCAAGCGCAATCGATTTGTTCGTTTTCCGTTCAGACGGTACAAATATGGAATTAATTGGGCAATCACAGGATGTAAAATAATGTATGCTCTATTAACAAAAACTTCAGATGGTTCTTTTGATCTTCCAGTTCGATGGGTTGGTCGTTCCTTTAACCAATCACTTTTTGATTTATTGGGTGTAACTTTATCACGAGATTCAATTCGTAATAAAGAAGCATCAGTATTTGGGGTATTTGGTTTTAATGAACCACAGGTTCCTGTTGGTTATGTTGAAACTACAACTCGTGTAGATAATTTTGATGGTACTTCTGTTGTTCGTAAAGCTACGTGGTCAACTGATCCAAATTACATTCCTGTTAATCCTAAAGATAACTTGGTTAAAGCAGTTAAAGTGGAGGCAGCAGAACGTATCTTAAAAGTTGCCCCTGAATGGAAACAACGCAACTCTTCTGCTGAGATGGCCGAATTATCAGTTAAAGATTCATTATCGGAAGATGAACAAAGTGTTTGGAACTCTCATGTTGCTATGTGGGGGTCTATTAAAGCCATTCGGTCAAAATCGGATGAAATTGAAGCTGTAATTGTAGGTTTATCAGATGATGAAGTTTCAAAGTTTGATGTTTCCGAAGAAACATTATGGAACCCACCAGTAGCTGAAGAAGTTGTAGCTGAAGAAGTTGTAGCTGAAGAAGTTGTAGCTGAAGAAGTCGCAAGCTAATGTTTGTTGTACCAGCAAGTATACCTACAACCGGCGGCGGCTACGTCCCTGCTGGCGCAATTTGGCTCGACGGCAGCGCGGATTATTTCAGCAAGACCTTTAGTAGCTCCGGCGACCGCGATACTTACGCTCGTTCTGTTTGGGTTAAGCGAAACAAGCTCGGTGGACCCCAATGTATCTTTGAAAGTTACACTGATGCTGTCAACACTGAATTGTGTTACTTCCGTTCTAACGACAAATTTCAATACGCCATCAATTCATCTGATGTAACTCAATATAACTACATCACAACAGCTGTCTACCGTGACACCTCAGCGTGGATGCACATTCTTGTCATCCGAAACAGCACGACGATTTCCATCTACATCAATGGAACGCAAGTAACCGACTTTGACACTTCAATAAATAACGGGACGACAGGTGACGGAAGTTTCACGAACAATTCCATCAATTACATTGGCCGATTTTCCGGTGGTACTGCATATTTCAACGGCTATATTGCCGAAGCAATTCAGATTGATGGCACAGTCCCGTCTGTAACAGACTTTGGCAAGTTTGACGACAACGGTAACTGGGTTCCGATTAATCCTTCTGGCCTGACGTTCGGCACCAACGGGTTCTGGCTCGA